CTTCGGGCAGCAAGGCATGCTGGCGAACGATCGAGCGGGCTTCCGACTTGCTCACTTTTTCGCGCGGCGTGCCATTCCATCCGAGTTTGGCCGACAGCGCATCGACGATTGCCACAACGTCGGGTTCATCAACGGTTGTCTTGAGCCCAGCCTTTGCTGCGGCCGTGCAGAACGAGATCAGCGAACCCGCTGAGTTTTTCGCTTGCGTGATTGCCTCTGCCAGCGATGTTACAACCAGTGTAACGACCTTGGGCGCGAGGGTTGATTGGGCTTTCTGTTTGGTATCACTCATTCTCATAACTCCTAGTTTCTTGAATGCGATCGCGGTATTGCTTTCTCACTATTCAGCTGTGAGGAAACGGGGTCAGGGTTACAAGCCTTGTAACGGCCCCGGCCCGGACCCCGGTATAGGGCCACGGGGTGGCGCGGTGGGTGGCGTCCCTTAGGGCAAACGCCGTCACCTAGACAAAAAACCACTAGACAGCCCACGCACGACCCACTAAAATGTTCGGATGGGCCAGTTCTCTTACACGATGATCGTCGATCCCGACTATCCGTACGGACCGCTGAAGTATTACGGCCCGATGAAGCCGTGGACTGGTTGGTACTCTTGCCAGTGGATGATGTTCGAATGACCGAACCAATCAACCTATCTCTCAACGACGCCACCCTGGTCTTCTCGGAAGTGCGGGTCGAGGAAGTCGCGTTATTCTCTTGACACACGCGAGGCCCACGGGTAATCTCGCGGAATGAAACAAATCTCCGGCGAGCAGTGGTTCGCAGAATTCAACCTCGTGAAGACGGAACTCGCGCCCGGCGCATTCCTGCGTCATTGGGACGAGTTCAACTCCACACTGGAAAGCGACTTTCAGTGGTGCATATTCATATGAGATTCTTCAAGCGTCCGCCGCTGCAAACGGTCCGGCGCAGGTTTCTCTGGTGGCCCGAGAAGGTCGTTCATGTCGAATACGGCTATCATCCGATCCCCGGCGCGGAGAAGGTTAAGTTCTATCCCGGCTGGCATGACCAGGGTCCGGGGGGCTTTACTGTGCCGTCGCATAGCTTCGCTGCGGCCAACTGGCCACCGAGGAACGTGAAGCCGGAGCACTGCGGCGGGATGGTAGTCCCCGTGCAGCACGAACTCAAGAAGACGATTGACGCGTGGGTATGGCTCGAGTACGTGCTCGAGGAGCTGCAGATGACTAGCCTCGGTGATAGGTCATACTCAAAGTGGTGGCCGACGACGCATCGCAAACAATGGAACCTCTGGCATGAATATTATTGACCCGCCGTGGAACCAGAGGTGCTTCGACTGCTTGCCAAGAGATGAGTGGCCGGCTAACAATCTGCGGGCGATTTTGATACCCTGGTGGCAATATCAGGCGTGCTTATTCGATGTCTAACAAACGCGGCAATTTGGATCCGACGAAAATGACTGACTGGAGCAAAGTCCAGCGCATCGCTGCGTGGATCGTCATTGTTAATCTCATGGCGTTTTGCACGGTCATGTTGATCGTCGATATCGCAATGTGGACAGAGCCGACGGCCGCGACGCCGGTAGAGCCACCGCAGGATTCCACTGTATTTGACAGGGCGCAAAAATATGACTGAATTTCCGATACTCTCGCAGACATCCGACTCCGACAAGGTCGTGCTGCTGCAGCTCAAGGACCTGATGCCCGAGGGCTACCGATATCTCGAGATCGGCTCGTTCATGGGCGGGTCCTTGGTGCCGTTCCTGCGGGATCCGCGGTGCATCGACGTGTTGTCGGTCGACGTGCGAGAGCAGGTGGTGGCGGACGAGCGCGGGATCAAGTACAACTTCAAGGGAATGCCGGTCGAGAGCATGCTCGCGGAGCTCGCGAAGCACGGAGTTCCGACGGACAAGCTGGAGAACTTCGGCGGATGCATCGATGCATACACCTACACGCACGCGTTCGACTTGATATTCATCGACGGCGAGCACACCGACGTTGCTTGCTTTCGTGACTTCGTGCATGCGATGGAGCACGCCAGGCGTGACGCGATCGTCGCGTTCCACGACTCGACGCTCATCCACAAGGCATTGCAGATCAGCCAGGAATACCTGCGAGTGACGGCAGAGCCATTCAAATTTTTCAAGGTGCACGGCTCCGAGATCGCGATGATTTGTCTCGGCAAATACATCAACGCGAAGCTGCCGTTTGAGGCTGAGCCGGACATGCCGGCATTCTACCGCGAGGCGGAAAAGACACTGCTCAACCACGCGCTGCAGTTCCGCATCAAGGACGGCATCGCGGAAGACGCACTGGTGATGAAGGCGTTCTGATGAAAGTCGCGGTTTACTCGAATTTCTACGGTGCCGACAACCTCGTGCATGGGAACGTGAACTTCAATCGCGTGGACCCGGCGATCCCGCATTATTTTTTCACCAACAACCAAGTGGCCGGACACAAATGTGTGGCGGCGGGTTGGACGGTGATCCCGGCGCTGACGCCGGCGTCAGGCGATCCCGCGGAGTCGAACATGCAGTGCAAGGAGGAGAAGGTCCGACCGCACCTGATCGCGCGTCTACAGGAGTACGACTTCCTCGTGTACCGCGATGCCAAGCTGACGGGACTGGACTTCGGCATGCTGCCGAGAATCATCGAGAAGATGAAGGCTGGCGGCTATTGCGCAGCGCTGCCCGTGCACGGCCGCGGCGTAGTGGATGAGGTGGTCGAGTCGATGTTCCAGAAACGGTACTTGCTTGAGCGCCAGCGGATCGTGAACTACGTGAATGAGGAACTGCGCGCCGGATGGGCGCCGGTGAACCCGGTGCACTTCGGCTGCTGCACGTCGGTGCGCAACCAACGCCACCCAGACACCGAGGCAATGAATAATTTGTGGCGGGCGCACATCGACCGCTGCGGAGTGCAGGACCAGATCTCGTTCCACTTCATCGCGCAGCAGTACAAGATCATGGCCATACCGCAGGAATTTGGCGGGAGGCGCTCCGAGGCCCCCGTGCCGGGGTGGGTATGAATTTTAGATTTGAGTACCATCAGTTCGAGCGGGTGGCGAAACGCGAGCGGGAGTACCTCCCGAGTGCGTTCCGCCCTGGGCGGCTGGTGCTGGCGCCGCCGTATCAGTACATGAGGTCGAACATGTGCCAGTGGATGTTGTTCCCTGAATTTTCTAGGAGTATGTGATGAAATTTACGATTGACTTGATGTGTGGGTTTGCGATGCCGAACACGACGATGGTGAAAAATTCGCCGGGCTACCCCCGGACCTGGTTCGTGAACGCAATGAAGCGCAAAATCATCGCGCCGGACGGTTTTGTGTATATGGGCGCGCTGCGCTTGCTTGGATTGACGCTTGGGGTTACGATCACGAGAGAATGTTCTACCGCGATCACTCCGCCCGCTGGTTCGTCTGCGCCTGCTGCATCGTCGCCCTCGCAGCCGCAATCAGTGCAGTTGCCGCCCGAGCTGCTCGCGCAAATCCAGGCGCACATCCAGGCGCAAGCATCGACGAAAGCGCTGAGCTCCCCGTCGATCCCTGGAAAGAGCACATAGACAAAGACGGCGTCGACGAGGCGCCGATTTGCCAGAACCAATTCGCGGACATGGCGGCCACACGATGGTGGCCGCGCTGCGATACAGTTTGAGGTGGTTATGAAAGTTCGAAGATTTTTCTACGTGCGGCCGCGCAACGGTAGCGTGCGGCACATCCAGCGCACTCGCTGGCACGGCACGGGCCTACTCGACTGCGGGCGCGTGAGCGCGAGCGGTTGGGTATGGGCGCGCGCATCGCGGCATTTAGGATTCATTCCGGTTTGCAAGCAATGTGAGCGAGCGCGTGAACGCTAAGCAGGCCAAGAAGTTACGATGGTTCGCCCGCGCGCAGGAGGCGGCGATGCCGGACATCATGATCAACAAGGAGGGTATCCCTTCCACGTTGCTGGTGTACAATCACAAGAAGATATTCGTCGACGCGAAGGGTGATGAGCATGAGTACATCAATCGGACGATCCAATACAATCCGCGGACCTGCGGCAAAGGGTATTACCGCGCCCTTAAATCGTCGGGACTACGCCTCCGCGGTAGCATTGCGCGAGTTAGGCAGACTTGCCAATTCAAAGCCATTGAACGACTTACAGCGAAGCAGCAGAGAGCCGGAGATAGTGCCCGACCTGACGCTGAGTCTCTCGCTATTTCAGCGGCTGGAGTGGTCCAGCCGAGTCCGCCGCCGACAGCAGCAGCAGATGCTCTGGCCGGCGCCCTGGTCGCAGCTGGAACTTGATCTAGAGTCGCCAGTACCTTAAGCTGACGGCGTACAAACAGGAGAGCACGATGCTAACGCAATTTCAATTCACAGAATCAACCACCTACACGGATGGCTCGGCAATTCCGCCCGGCACGTCCTTGACGTACAACCTGCTCGTCGACACGGTGAATCCGCCGGTCCAGGGATATTCGGTCCCGGCGGCGAATGTTGCCGCGGCAGTGGGCGGCGTCGTCACCGTCCTGTTTTCGGATCTCGGCTTTGTGCCGGTGCCCAACGTTTCGTACTTCGCGGCAGCGACCGAAGCCTCGGGCGCGGCGGTTTCCGCGGACTCGAATGTGGTTACGTTCGTACAGGTGCTTCCCCCATCACCGCCGACGGCACTCACGGTTTCGTGAGGGCGCTGAGTGTAGATGGACTTGGTTGACTCATTTTCTTCAGGAGATTCGACATGACCGAAACAGTAACTGTAGCCCCGGCCCCCGTAGCGGCCAAGACCGTCGGACAGACCGTTGACGCTGATATTGCCGCACTAGAGGCGCGCATCAAGGCACTCGAGGGCAACGCAACGGCGTTTTGGACGAAGCAGATCACGTGGCTCAAGGCGAACTGGCCGCACCTCGTGTCGATGGCATTCTCAGGCTTTGCGGCTACGAAGCTCGGCATCGCCAGTGAGATCGCCAAGCTGTTCTAAGTTTATGCAGCATAATCATGACACTGCAGGCGTAGTAGGCGGGCTCACAACGGTGAGCCTTGCCGCTGCGCCATGGTTCATCAATCTCGAGGCGCTCTTGCGCGTCGGCAGTTACTTTCTGTCCTGCATAGTCGCCACGCTCACGATCATTCACCTCTACAACCTGTATTTTCGTAAAAAGAAATGAGCGAGAAAGTTGAAAATGGCCAGCGGATCCACGTCCGCCTGACGAAGCAGCAGTACGCCAGGCTGAAGAAGCTGGCGGCCGCTGGCGGCTATTCGATTTCGGAGACGCTGCGTCGTGCCATCGACGCCTACCTCGCAGGCTAAAGAACTCTGGGATGTGGTGCAGGCGGCTCGCAGCGGCACAAAGTACTGGGTTCGCGTCTTGAAATTCGGTGACACTGGATATCCATGGTCTCTGCATGAATGCGCGCTGATGACGCGCGACGGCCTGCGCGAGCTGGGTTTTAAAGCATATTTCGACGACGAGCGCGTGGATGTGAACGCGGGATGGCCCACGCCTGAGGATCGCGCCCGCTTGGGCATCGAGCGTCAGATTATCATCGGGGGTAACATTGGCACCGCCCGAGCCTACGCCTCGATCCCGGATGGGTCGATCGTCTATAATTTTGAGCAGGCCGGCGCCTCGCAGTTTGGCGCGCACTATCTCTCGCTTTTGAAAAGATGTGTCGTATGGGAGTACCACCCCGACAACATCAAATATCTCAAATCTCTCTACGGCATCAACGCGATCTTGGTGCCGTTCGGATACATTTCAGCATTCACGCCGCCTGCGCCTGAGATTCCGCCGGCGATGGAGTATGACGTCGCGTTCGTGGGATCGCTCAATCCGCAGCGCAAGATCATCATCAACGAGCTCGAGCTGGTAGGTCTGAAGGTGTTCGCCTCGCAGGAGTGCCAGTGGGATAAGCGTCCTGACGTCTATCGCCGCAGCAAGGTCGTGCTCAACATGCACTACTATCCGAAGGTGAAAGTGATGGAGGTGGTGCGGATCGGACTCGCCCTGGCGATGAGCAAAGCGGTCGTGACGCAGATCGATCCCGACACGCGTGTCGATCCCTACTATCTACCCGGCGTCGCCGCAGCACCATATAAGGAACTGGCGGCCACCGTGAAGCGGATCGTCAACGATCCCGTCGAACGGCGCCGACTCGAGAAAGATGGATTTGAACTTTTTATCTCGCGGCAGGCCAAAGATTCTTTACGTGGAGCACTCGACCATGAACCAACCCCTCCAACTCAACGACTACCCGAAAGTCATGAGCGCACACCAAACGCTTCAGGCACTGTGTACCGGCGAGTATCGAGGACTGGCCAGGTACGGTGACGGCGACTTTGCCGTGATGCGCGGGCAGCGCGACAGATATCAGAAATGGGACCCTGCGCTGGCATGGAGGCTGGCGCAATCCTTAGGGGCGCCCGCACCGGGTGTATTGAATGCGATCATTCCGCCCCCTGGACAGGGCGAGCTCGCGAACCAGCGTTGGCACTGTTACTACGAAGCTAACGCGGGAGTTGTCGGACTATTGCCTGACAGAGTTTACGGCAACGCGGCGATTACGCGCATCGACTCAAATCGTCAGCTGCACACCGAGGAATACTGGCTCGAGATTTCAAAGTTGTGGGCGGACAAGGACGTGACGCTGGTCCGCGGCACGGACCGCTCGCTCACGCCGCAGATGCTGCTTGATTCGCCGGGGAGCCCGGAGAGCGTGACAGATATCATCGGGCCCGGGCAGAACGCCTGGGATAAGTATGGCGAGCTGGAAGCGAAGGCACTCGCCTCAAAGAACGAGGTGATTCTGCTTTGTATAGGCCTCGTCACGCGGCCGCTCATCCATTCGCTCGTCCTGGGCGGCCACAAAGCCTACGATTTAGGGCATCTTGGCGTATGGTTCAAGGACGGAAAGCCGAAGCCGTGGGAAGACTGCAGGCCTTAGGTCCACGCGCGCACAGGCATGCCCGCTCGCCGCGGGCGCGGTTTGCTTTCCGCTATAACGCGCGCACTGTAGTTGCCCGAGGCACCAAGTGCCGCATATTGAAGACAGTCCGCTATGTCCGAGGCTGGATGCGACTTCTCCGGCTTATCGTCGAGGTCTCCCGTTTGTTTGCGACGGTAACGATACTCGAACTTCAGTGCGCGTACGAGAAGGGGACACGCCACACCGTCTATAAGGATCGCTGGGCCACCATCGACATTGCGCAAAAAGAGCTGTTCAACAGCTCGGAGTCGCGGTTCGATATCGTTAGTTGGGGCGGCATAGGCGCTGAAACCGAGTCGCTTGAGTGCGTCAAACGCGGACTCCTCACCGATCTGAGACTTCTGACGGCCGGCTGGGTCCCCTACAACGAAGACCGGGAACCCAGGGAACGTACGCGCAAGGGCTGGTTTGAGCAGGGTTTGGAGAAACTGCTCAAGCCCCATATCTGTCGACGTTTGTTCACCGAGTATGAGCAGTCGGCCGCGCACGTCGACTTGAGTGATGAGACCCGCTGGCGTGCGGCCGAAATCCTGGCCAACCATCAGGGGGTACCCCGTCACCGCTATAAGGCGGCTCTGCGATATATGAAACTCCGGGCGAAACGACGAGCGGAAGACCGCTTGCCCTGAGAGGGACTTGCCGTACTTCGCGTCGATATGTACGTCAGACCAGTCTTTGGTGTTGGACATTCGCAAGTCTGAGTAGTAGGTCCGCCGCAGGTTTGGGATATTTTCCGCACCGGGGTCGAGACCGCCGGGTTGCTTGTAGACGGCCCAGTTCGCCGGGAGCTCGAGCTCCATGCGGATGTACCAGTCGGAGTCCTCATCGGGCGGGTTGGACTCGGCGATGACGCCACACCATTTATTGCGCGCGACGCCGAGTGGTTGAAAACGACCACACCGTCCGTACAGCGCCTCGATGATCGGGATCGGGATTTGGCGGAACTCGGACACCCAGCCGCCGGTAATGTTCAAGGAGAGAAGTCGTTCGATATCGGCCTGCGTGTCGAGCGGGATCAGCAGCCAATCGCTCTCGACTTTCGTTCCGTCGGGGAGCCCGAACCGCAACTGGACGGTCGAGTCCGTCACCTTGTAATTCATCGCGGGAGTCAGCCATTTCTTGATATCCTCCAGGACGGTTTGGCGGAGCTGGGAAGACGTGTTACGGACGACGACGAAGCGGGTTTTGCGGATGCCCTTCGGATCCGGATACTCCTCGGTCGCGCGCCGTACGAGCTCCATGATGCAGCCGGTCGTCTTGCCGGATCCCCAGGGCCCCATGATCAGGCGCACCGCCGCGGTGTCGTCCTTCATGAATTTTTCGATCGTCGGGGGGACCACGTAAGTAGCTGAGGTCTTGTCAGTCATTCGTAATTGCCTTCCCGTCGATCACGACGTTGGACTTGTTGTCAGCGAACTGGATGTTCAGGGTGAATCCCTGTGCGGCCGCGCCTGTTGGCGCCGCGGTCTTGGCGGATCGGCCGGCGAGATCGGCGAGGGTCTGGATCGCCTTTATGCGTTCGGCACTTGGGATAGTGACGTTTCGGGCGAGACCATAGAGCTCAGGCATCGTGTCCTCGAGCATGATTTCGGCCTTCTTGGTGATCCGCGCGCCGGCGGCGAGCGTGCCACGCCAGGTCACGAGAGCCTCTTTCAGCATCCCGCGGAACACAGGGTTCGTGCGCAGGAGATCCCACTGGGCCTTAGTCAGACCGTAGCGCTTGCGGATGTCCTCGGGAGTGCAGAGCTCAGCTGCGAGCTCGGCCACAATGGACGCCTTCAAATCACCCAGTTCGATGGCTGTGCCCGTACCGGGAACTGTCACCGAGGTATTGGCAGGGCCAGCCTCATCAGACATTTGCGTTTCCTAACGTGATCGTTCAGGATAGCCTAGCTGGTAACACGCATATCCACAAGGCGCAAATGGTAGCTGTCACAAACTCGACCAATGACCAACGGCTCATAAACCCGCTGGCGCAGCAGCGCATGGGCAATATCCGGTCGATGCCGGTCATGCCGCGCGGCGGCTCCGGACAGCCGAATCAGAACCCTCAAAGCGGGATCCCGCAACAGGTTCCCTCGGTTCCAGGCCATGCGATGACACGCATGCTCTCGCCCGACCAGGTTGCTGCGCGAGAGGAAGCCCAGGCGCAGGCAAACCAGCCTTCGCAGAACCCCGACTGGCAGAACGACCCGAGCGTCCTCGAGATTGCGAAACACGTCCGCTATCGCATGTACGAGATGCGAAACTTCCGCAACATGATGGGCATAGGCCAAAGGTTGATCGATGCACTCCGGACCTACAAAGGACAGTACGACCCAGCACGTTTACGGGACATTAAGGCGTTCGGAGGATCTGATGTCTTCGCCCGCATCGTCCCCGGCAAGTGCCGTGGCGCAACTTCTCTCCTACGCGATATCTACCTCGGCTCAGAGCGGCCCTGGGATATTTCGCCTACTCCAGAACCTGAAGTTCCAGAGGATATCGAGCAGGCGATCCAAGGATTAGTCGCTGCCGAGATTGCCGCATGCCAACGGCAGCTCCAGCAACTACAACTGCAGGCGCAGCAGATGCAGCAACAGCAGCAGCTCGCGATGCAGATGGCCCAGCAGAACGCTCAGGCCCAGAAGGTCATGGGCGTCGATCAACAAGTTCTCCAGACCGGCCAATCCGCTGAAGCCGCTCAGGCGGCCGCCGGCACTCAGCAGGGCCCCCAGGCGCTCGGCGCGGCCCAGCAGTCCGCTCAGCAGCTCCAGGGCACCATGGTGGGTGCCATGTTACCCCCGGCGCCACAGATGCCGCCGCAGCCCCAGGCCCCCCAAGGCCAGCCTCAGCCGCAGCCAGGCGTCCCCTGGTCGGGTCCCCTGGCACCAGAGACAATGGGCGCCGGCGCGCCGGGCACAATGCCGCAGATGCCGACTCAGGACCAGATTGAGGAGCGGGTCAACCAGCTCCGAGAAGCGGCACGGAAAGCGGCAAAAAAGAACGCCGTCAAGGAAGCAAAGGCCGCCGCGGAGGAGCTCGACGAGCTGCTCACGACCGGCAATTTCTATGAGGCCTTCGCTGAGTTCTTGATTGATCTACCAATTTTTCCGTTCGCGGCCATCAAGGGCCCTGTCGTACGGATGTGCTCCCAAGTCAAATGGGTGAATGGCTCGCCGGTGCGCAAGCAGGTCCCCAAGATGTTCTGGAGCCGCGTCTCGCCGTTTGACCTATACTGGACCCCGACCGCCCACAACGTGCACGAGGCCGAGTTTGTCGAGCGCCTGCGGCTCACTCGCGCGGACCTCCTGGCGTGCAAGGGTTTGCCAGGATACAACGATGACGCCATCAGCCAGTGCTTGGATCGCTTTCATGACCGGGGCTTCCGCGAATGGTGGGATGTGGTTGACGTTGAGAGAGCGCTTCTCGAAAACCGAGAGGCATGGCCCCGAACGTCGTCCAGCCTCATCGACACCGCCGAATACCACGGATCTGTCTCGGGAAAGACACTCTTAGAGTGGGGAATGGATCCCGCGCAAATCCCTGATCCTGAACAGGAATATCGGGTCACGGCCTGGTTGATCGACCGGTTTGTGATCAAAACGCAACTAGATCCGACGCCCTCGCAGCGCGCCCCGTATTATGTCTCCCAGTTCGAAAAGATCCCAGGAACGATGTATGGCTACGGACTTCCCGACCTGCTCGAGGACATTCAGACTGTCGCCAACGCATCTTATCGGTCCCTCGTCAACAATATGGGTATCGCCTCCGGCCCCCAGGTCGTCATCAATGACGCTGTATTGGCACCTGGAGAAGACGATTCTATGTACCCCTGGAAACGGTGGCATGTTAGTTACGATCCGATGATGTCGAGTGCGGGCATGCAGCCGATCATGTTCTACCAGCCCGACTCACGCGCGACGGAGATTCAGGGACTTATTGCAAACCTGAACCTAATGGCCGATGATGTGTCGGCGATCCCGCGGTATATGACCGGCGGATCGCAGGGTGGCGGCGCGGGCCGCACCGCATCTGGTTTGTCGATGCTCATGTCGAACGCTGCGAAGACACTGCAAAATGTGGCTGCTTCGATCGATCGCGACGTCTTCGAGCCGATGCTGAAGCACCTCTACGAGACGATCATGCTGACCATGCCGGGGGTTTTCCGCGGCGACGAGTCGGTCGTTGTAAAGGGTGTTGTGTACGCGGTGAAACGCGAGCAGGATCGCACGAGGCAGCTCGAGTTCCTCAACATGACCTCCAATCCGACGGACATGCAGATCGTAGGAATTTCGGGCCGCTCGAAGGTACTTGGAGCGGTGGCCAACTCGATCGGTCTCGACTGGGACAACATCGTCCCCGACGACGCCTCGATGGAAGCCGCGCAAGCGCAGCAGCAGCAAGAGCAGCAGCGCGAGCAGCAAGCGCACGAGATGCAGATGGCGGCTCAGGCTCAGGCCAAGACGCTCGAGCTGCAGGAGCACGCGAATTTGTACGCGGCACAAGCACAGCTCGGTGTGCCGCTTCCCGGAACGCCGGGGCAGCACGTGGCGTCGCCGATGCCGCCACAGACGCCGCAGCAGAGCGCGGCACCGGGCGCAGCGATACCGCCGCGCAACTTGCATGGAATGTCGCACGGCGGCATGCACGCAGGGCAGAAGCCGAATCCGAAGGGCAGCCTGACGACGGCACAGTTGAATGGAACCCAGCAGCCGTTCGCGCGGCGGCCGGGAATGAAACCAGGAGCATGACATGCAGAAGAAGCACTCGTTCAGCCCAAACCACAAGGTGGTCACGGACTCGAAGCATAACTTTCATCCCCACGGCGCGCCGACGACGGCGGGTATGGGGCAGCCTCCGTCGCAGATGGGCGCCGGCGGTGATGGCACCCAGGCCCCCCAGGAAGGCGAGAGCCAGGGCGGCGGCATGGACGGCATGAATTTCTGCAACGGTGGCATGAAATATGCCGACGGCGGCGACGTCCCCGATATCAAGGGCGGCGGGATCCGCGGTACCCTGAGCGATTATGGTAACGCGATCAAACAGACTGGCTCCGATGCGGTCGATTCGATCAAGCATTCGCTCAGCCTGGATCGGACGCCCGGCCAGCCGACCAAGCACGACCAGCAGATCAACGATTACGTGGACGAGGCATCAAAATGATTAAGAAACACGGCAGCGCGCAGAAATTAGTCAAGGAATTCACGGGGGGCGATTCCGCGCCAACCTGGGAAGACAAACTCAAGAATCAGATGGGCTACGGTCAGATGTCTGACTTGGCCAAGAAGGTCCACGGCAAGGGCAACAAGCATGGCGCCGAGGATGCGACTCAGCTACTGTCTGACTTGGGCGTGAAATCCACGACCGAGAATGATCGGCCCGAGAAAGCAGCGGGCAGCAGGAAAATCGTTTAACCAGGAGAGCGAAATGGCGAAAGTAGAATCAGTCGGTGAGAAGACGGGCGAGCATGACCGTTCTCCGCCGAAGCAGGAAACGGACAGCCACAAGGGCAGCCCGGGCAAATCCAAGTTTTATGGTCCGGGCGCTGGCAATGCGGATCGGAACATTGACTTGAGCGGCAGTTCGCCGGGCGGCAAGGGCGAGAGCCATCCGTTCAGCGCGAGCGGACCGTTCTTGGGTACGACCAAGGGCAACAAGGATCGTCCGATCGATTTGTCTCAGGGCACTGGCGGCGGCGAAGGCGGCAAGTATGTCGCTGGTCGCGGCAACAAAGTGTTCTCGGGCAACAAGGGCGGCTTCACGAAGTGAAACTGACCGTTGGATTGGCGGAAGCAATATGTAAGCTAAGACCTTACCCTGCTTTCCAGACATTTTTGGAAGGAATCAATCAAGACGGCATCGAAGCCATGCTGAATCTTGTGAAGGCCCGAGGAGACGCTATCGGGCCGTTACAAGGCAAAGCAGAGGAGGCGCACAGCATCCTCGGGGCGGTCGGGCAGGCTGATCAGTTCCTACAGAAGATAGATGCATCTCAACAACGCAACATAGGAGAAGACGGCCATGTCCGCTCTACCAGAACGAGTCCGCCAGGCGGCGGAATTGGCTAACCAGCTAGCCGCGAAAGCGAAAGCTGGGACGATGACTTTCGAGGATATGAACTCCACACCGAATGGGGTTACGCTTCCTCCCGCGCCTCAGGCGCAACCGCAGATGCCCAAGGGATTCCAGCCTCAGCCCGCCGGCCCCGGCGTGCCGGGTCTTGGTACCCCCGGCTTTCAGCCGCAGCCCGCGGCCACGCCCCAAGCGCCGGCTCCCGCTGCTGTTCAGCAGAACGGCAATCAGGTTGCCGGAACGCACGACGATGCAGCCGCCGAGCAGCGGTACAAGGTCCTGCAGGGCAAGTACAACGCGGAAGTGCCGCGCTACCAGCAGCAGCTCAAGGAGCAGGGTTTCCAGCTCCAAGCGATGCAGAATCAGCTGGCATCAACGCAGGCGCTTCTCGCTGGCATGGGACAAGCCCCGACGCTTGTCCGTGCGGCTCCCCCACCGAGTCTCGTAACACCCAAAGAAGTGACGGAATTCGGTGCCGATCTTTACGATTTTGTGAAGCGCGCCGCCCAAGAGGTGGTCGCTCCCCAGGTTCACTCTCTCGAAGAACGATTCCGTCCCGTCGCCCAGACGGTCCAGAACCTAGCTCCGGCCGTTCAGCAAAACGCGGAAAACCAGGCTCGGACCGCTTCGGAAGTTGCGCATGAAAGGATGTGCAACGGCCTAGACGACATGGCGGCCGGTTGGGAGGAAGTGAATAATTCGCCAGAGTTCCACGCTTGGCTCGACGAGCAAGACCCCTATGCAGGGGCGAAACGTGGTGCTATGCTGGCTCAAGCGTACGGAAGCGGCGACGTCACCCGAGTCGCAGCATTCTTTACAGGCTTTACGAAAGAACACGCAGCCGTAGCTCCCAGTGGGCAGCAGCCGCAGCCGGCAGGACAGGGCACACCCCCTGGACCTATACCGAATGTGAGCCTCGCATCCCTGGCAGCACCGGGCACCGGAGTCGGTGGTCCGCAATCGGCAGGCACTCCTAACGAGTCTGGTCAACAGCGGGTCTACACCCGGTCCGAGATCGCGACGTTTTACGAAGATGTTCGAAAGGGCGCTTACCGAGGCAGAGATGCCGACAAGCAGGCGATCGAACGTGACATCTTCAACGCGCAGAAAACTGGCCGGTTACGTCCGTAACAAGATTTTTGTGATAGGAGTTTCCTGACATGAGTACTGTATATCCGGTTTCAGCCG